TATTTGCACTATCTCTTACTGTATTAATCATCATACCACCAAGAATACCTTGACATATAATAGTTTTATCAACAACAGTTCTATCTGCTCTTAATATTCTATAACCTACTATTCTATCATTTTCATTCTCAAAAGTATAAGCATTTAACCAAGTATAAAATTCAGGTTTTAGTGTAACTTCAACTGTATTAAAATTGCTTTCTAGATTTCCACTTGGCATTTTATAATCTAACATCCATTGTGGTTCAGATGTTTGCCCTAAATTATTATAAAATTCAATACCAAATCTATATAATTCTCTATCTTTTAAAACTCTATAATTTTCAGAATCTACTAAATTCTTTTGATTTATTTTAAATTTAATATATTTACCTTCTCCACCTAATATTGTACTATTATATTGATACTTATTAATATCATATTTTAGATTTATTGAATCATGTGTAATTGGTAAATTATATGTATTATTTATAATACTTCCACCTATTGGATTTAATACTAATTCTGGAGTAATATCATTGAATACAGAGGTAGTAGTAGAACTAATAGGAAAACTATATACTCTACAATCTAATTCTATAGGAATTACAAATTCTTTTGTTTTAATATTACTAGCAAATAATCTATTATCTTTTGATTCTATATGTTTTGGAATAATAGGATCTGAACCTAAAAATAATAATTCTTCAATAGATAATGAAGATATAGTAGAACCATCATCATATAATGTTACAGAAGTTTGTCCACTTAATTCTCTTTCATCTATTAAATTAATACTAGGTATTTGATTATAAGATGTATATTTTATTGCATATATTTTAATATGAGTATAAGCTAAATCTATATCTTCAATTTTTATAACAGGTGTAGCACCAACTTCTTCATTTAATTCTCCACCACCTAAATTAGAACCTTTTCCTAAAGAAACTAATGCAGATAAGGGACTTAATTTTGTTTGAGAACCATTTAATCTATATAAATTATATCCATATTGTATCATTCCAGAAGTATGTGTACCTCCAGATAATATATCAGTTATAATAGGTTGTGAAAAATTTACATTACCTACAAAATTTATACTATTAGAAGGTAGGTCAATTAATGATTCATTACCTCCTATACTACTATGGTTTAGATTTATATATCTTATTTGCTGATTCCCATCTACCCAATATACTTTTTGTATATTTTCATTCTCATAGTTGAATACGGCTTGTATAGGTCTTTCACTAGAAAAACCCATATTTCTAACATATAATAATTTAAGGTCATAAGCTGCTCTTAAAACATTATCTAATTTCCATATACAGTCCATTCCTAAGTCATCAGTAGTAAATAGTATAATACTATCCCTTGTTGTTGTATGACCTATTATTTGTTGTGAATTAGATGTATTAGGTAATGCCCCAGATAATAGTTGTGATTCTATTTCTAAACCAGTTGTATATTTTAATATGCCAGTTCCATATTGTATTGTTCCAGCTAAACTTGTTTCACTCATTATATTAAAGTTTCTAAATTATTATAATTATATACAATTGTTGGACAATTTGTACCATATATAGCACCTAAATTAGCACAATTAACATTTAAATTAGTACTAGTATAAGCTATTTTACCTTCATAACCTATATACCCACTTCCTATTATTCCATAAACTTTACTAAAATCAGTAATTTTAATAGTAGTTTTAACTCTTGTAATTGGTAATCTTACATCACAAGGTGATAACATATAAAAATAAAATCCATTAGCATAATTATTTAATACTACTAAATCTGTATCTGGAACTTCTATAACGGGTTTTACAACCTCAGTAAGTGTGATTGCTACTGTTGCAGAAGATGTACTATATGTATCATCAATTTGATATGTAAAACTATCAGTACCTACTGTGCTAACTGTATTTGTATATCTAATAGTTTTATCTGCATTTACAGTTACAGTACCTTTTGTTGGTTGTGTAAGTATAGTTACAGTTACAGGATATAAGAATATATCATTGCTTAATACATTAATATCTTTACTAGTTAATAATGTAACAGTTGCAGTATTATTAACAGCTTGTATTGCAATATTTTGTTTTCCTATTATAGTTATATTAGGAATAGCAATTACTATTTCATTACCTTTTTCATTAGTTACACTACCTGTTGATTGACTATCTGTAGCTATAATTCTTATATGCTGTGCATCGAAATAATACTGAAAAGGATGTTTACTTTTAGTAACATCCTGATTAGCACCTTCAAATGTATATTTTACAACTTTATTTGCCATAATTAATTAAATCTTTTAAGTCTTTCTTGTTGTCCAGAATTTTTATAGAAATTAGAATGAGCACTATCATTAACAATAAGTCTATTAATAGTATTCATAACACTTTCTAAATGGTCTTGACTTTGTAATTTTAAAGATGTATCAGCACCACCCATATAGAAATGTCTTTTTTGTTCTATATAAGAAAATGCTTTATCTGTTATTTTACCTATAATCCATAATGGTTCAATAAATCTATGTAATATATAATATTCAATAGCTAATAAAGTCTTTTGTTCATTTGGTATTAAAGGATACCCATCTTCATCTACTGGTAAACCTTTATAACTTATTTGTACATATCCTGATGGTATTGATGTAAATATAATACCTTTTTGTACAGTATATGTATATTCATAAGGAATATCATTATCACTATCTGGATTACAACTTGCACCAGTATGATATATATCTGTAGCATGTCTTAATGCTATAGCTCCATCATCAAAATTTTCTAGATTATTTATAATTCTAACACCTCTAATATTTAATAAATTAGAAGGTAAAGGAGCTTTATAATTTGTTACTAATATAGGAGTTGTAACTATATCTTCAAAAGATAAAGGTGCTCCTATTAATCTAATTGCTTCAACTGCAAAAGCTGCAGCATCTTCATAAGTTAGATCCGCAGCTATAGGTTGATTTAATACTTTCCATAGTATTGTTTTGAGCGAAACATTTTGTCCGTTATACATAGTTATTATTTTTAGTATAGTAAAAATGCATCAAAATTATCTTTGTTTGGATCTTTTATTCTTGCACTTAAACTTCGTTGAAATTTTCTTGATGGTTTGAATTTTAATAAACTTCTATTTTTTAAATTAGATTTAAATTTCTTACAATATATTCTAAAAACATAACCAGATGTATGTGAATTATTATATCTTACTAATAATTTCTTTTCTTTACATTCTGGATTTGATTCCCATAATTTATTAGTTGCTTGAAAATCTATTGGTATATTATTAATTAATTTACCATTTACTATTTTAGGTTTTCTTTTATCTTTTTTTATAACAATTTCAAGTCCTATATATGGTATATTATATATTAAATTATCTTCTATAATAATATTAATAAGTTCATTATTAAAATCTGTAATTATTTTATTAAATAATGCTTTATCTATTTTATTCTTTTTTAAATAGAATTTATAATAATCCTCCATTCCATAATCTCTCTTTCTTTTATGAATCCGTTGCATCATTTTGTTTATCTTCTGGTATTTGATATGTTCTTAATATATCTCTTATAATTTCATCTCTTATTACATCTACATAATGAGGTTGTAAAGGATAAGATGATTCATCTATATCAAAACAAGGGATTGGATCCCCACAACTACAGCAATTACTATAATTTGCTAAACTTAGTGGGTCTTCAAATACACCTGTAACAGTTATACAATCTAATATTGCATAGTCATCAGCCTTACTATAAGCATATATATAATTATCAACATCTATAAATGCATAAATAGCATTAGGATAAGGTGCGTTTTCTATATAAGCAGCCTTATCTTTAGTAATAAAGTTAAAAGGTAAAGATATTCTTGTAGTAGGTTTAATACTTGTTATTGCTACTTTACTATGCAATTCTATAGGTGTAGGAACTGGTTGTTTACTACGTAGAATTCTACCACAAGAATAATCAACACTGCATTCACTCATATCTACTAATTCCATACCTAAACATAAAGTTTGTTTAATAGAATTATCTACAGTTTTTTGATAGTTATTTAAATCTTGACGTAAGTATTTAGCTCTTTTAATATTGTATAGATAAATAATATATCTTTCATCTATCTCTGAATCATCAGTAAAAGCTTTTACAGCTTCTAATACATCGTAAGTAATTTCATTTATTCGTGCCATAGTTAAGTTCCTTTATTTAATAAGTATTCTTTTTTAATATTTAATAATTTTAAATATTCCTCATACGCAATATGTTCATCTGAAAAATAACCAATGTGTATACATTTTGAATTCATATGTATAGTTGCTCTCCACTTTTTCTTTCTCTTACACCAAGATACCCCTTTATATTTACTAGTTCCTTGTTTATATTTATCAGAATCAATCATAGTTAAAGTTCTTTTATCAATACTTTTTTTAGTTAAAGTATTACCTAAATGAGCTTTTCTACAATTTTCAATACCTTCTTTACTAACTTTTCTACCAATATTAGATTTACTAATTTTTAATCTAGTTTCTTCTGAAACAATTCTACCTAATGTACCTTCTCCACCATCTGTTAAATTACATAAAATACCAGTACCTATATTTATTCTACCATATTCAAGAATTAGTTCTTTTTCTATTTTAGCAGCTTCTTCCCATGTTAAATTATTATATAATATATCAATAGAAAACCCAACTTTATTAACTATTCTTTTCCAAAATAAAGATCTATTTAATTTATTATAGGTTCTATATTTACTACCAATACCTACATAAAAAATAGCATTGGTATCTAGTCTTCTATGTAGGTAAACATGTATATTATTCATTATAAATTCATCATTATATTAATAGGAGTGATCCCCTCAATTATAACTCCACAAGCTATAGCTGGTTTTTTATTTTCTTTTGCATATGCCATAGCATAACTTTCATGATCAATCCCGCAACCAACCTGCATACTAAATAATTTAAATTTACTACCTACAAACCATTCTACATAACATTGTGTATGTAAATGCCCTTGAACAGTAGATTGTAAATCAGATTTTACTCTAGATCTAGCAGTACCTCCTTCTCCATGAATATATCTTACATCATCTATTTCAATAGAATTTACAAAGTTCCACTCTGGAGTATTAAGTACTTCACTATAATCTTTAATCCAATGTCTAGATAACCCACTAGAGTATGCTTTTCTCATAATAATTCTATCATGATTTCCTATAATAACTGTTGCTTTAGGGAAAGCTTTATACCATTTAGTTATCTCTGAAATTGCTTGTGATAGTTCTTGACCAGCATTATAACCATCAGGATCTGTTTCATGATAGGAACTTGCATGATTATCTATAATATCTCCTATAAATACGACTTCATTGCAATTATATTTTTTATAAGTATTTATACAATGTTCTAAATATCCGTCTAAAGAAAATGGTAAGTGTAAGTCTCCTATAACTAATAC